TGGTCTGCGTCAAACTCCAAACTGCCGACGGTTTCAAATGCTGCGTCGGCTTCCTGCAAAATCTCAGCGCGCCAAACTACGCCGGACACGCTGAGAAATTCGCCCATATATCGTAAATACTTCATACGGCTAACCACGTTTTTTATGTTCGTTTTCCTTTGCTAAAATTGCTACCAGTTTGCGGCCCTCTATCTCAAATTTCACGTTTCCGAAATCCAAAGTAGTAGGCCCGGCCAACATACCGCGTAATTTATCCAAAGGCGCGATAACTTCCGGGTTTCCGCTGGCTCCTGCATATTCGCCCACCATTGCAAGCGTAGGCCCGGACGCTATACCACCCTCTGCCAGCATTGGAATACCGGCGGCGGTAACAGCTGCCAACATCGCCGTAGTAAATCCCATAGCGATACCAAAACCGGCAAATGGTATATAGGCGTGCGCCGCCATATATTCGGCTGCGGCCAACTCCTTGTAACTGGCCGCTACTAATTTGTTGGACGCGATAGTAGCAACACCGGCGGCGGTGTTAGTCGCAGCGGTAGTAGTTCTTACGGTTGCTGCGGTAGTTTCTGCGCCTGCCTCTACGCCCTTTGTAACGGCGTGTGCTGCACTTGCAGCCGTCAGTAACTCGATAATGCCTATAACCGTCTGTATGCCCTCATACAAACCTATAAAGCCGTCCACAATACCTACGACAATCTGCCACGCGCTGCCGTTGCCTTTCAGACTTTCGGTTATACCCTCTATACTGCTGCCGATATTCTTAATACCGCCCCAGCCGTCCTTTAATGCCTGGCCCGTAGTTATCGCCGTTTTTTCCGCTTCTTTGCCTGCGTTCCTAATCGCGTCTGCTTTATCGTTCCACGCCTTGATTTGTTGGTTAATCAGCGCGGCTTCTTCAACGGTAGCGGTTTGCAGTTTCGCAGTAAGTATTTCTATGTTATCGCCTATATCTTTTAATGTGGCTGCGTCCTCTTTCCACAGCGGCGTATTATTCGCTGCTTTGCCTGCGTTCCTAATCGCGTCCGCTTTTTCTTCCCACTTTGCGATTTGTTGGTTAATCAGTACCGCTTCGTCGGCTGTAGCAGTTTGCAGTTTATCCGTTAGGATTTGGATATTTGCGTTAATGTCTTGCAGTGTGGCTGCGTCCTCTTTCCACAGCGGCGTATTATCTTCTGTCGCCTTTCCGGCATTCTCTATGGCTTCGGCTTTCCTTTTCCAATCTGCTATTTGCTGGTTAATCAGCGCAGCTTCTTGTATGCTCGCCGTCTGTAACTTATTTTGCAGGATTTGGATATTATCGGTTATGGCTTTTAGCGTATCTGCGTTGTCAGTCCATACCGGGGCCTCTACCTTTGGCGCGGTCGGTGTTCCGGTAGTAGTTGGCTTGTAGTCTTTGTATTTATCTTTGGTTGCTCCTAAATCAATGGTCGGGGCTGCTTTTGGCTTGCTAACCTCTACGGCTACCTCCACCTTTTTATTACCCAAACCTAATATGTTTTTAAGCCACTCCCACGCCTCTTTGCACTTTTCTACCAACCACTCGAAAGCCTTTGCCAAACCGTTCATAATAGCGTTGGCCAACGGTTTTATAGCCTCCCAAACTTTATCGCATATCTGCCGAAAACCCTCGCAATTATTATAGGCGGCTATAAGTGCCGTAACCAAAGCACCGATAGCCGTGATAATTAAGCCTATCGGGTTCATTGTCAGCACCAAATTAAGCACCTTTTGTACAGCAGTCCACGCAGTAGTCGCCGCTGATACAATCTTTTGGGCTGCTGCTGTTGCCAGTGCTGCGCCTTTGTTCTTTACCATTGCCACAGTGGACGCGGCAAAGGCTTTTACACTCGCGTATAAGGTCGTAGATAGGGTTTTAATTCCGGTTACTAAGGTGGTAATACTGGTTAGCGCAGTAGTAGAGTGGGCCGCAATAGTAACAAATGGTAGCGCACCGTTTACCATACCGCCTAACTGCTCTTTCATATCGCCCAAAGTATTAACTAACTGCTGCTGCTTTCCGCTTTCGGTCTGCGCTAATTGGGCGTTCATTTCGCCCACGTTGTTAGTAATTACCTGCGCCAACATTGCCGCGCGTTCCTGCTCCGTTCCATACTTCAGTACCTTTTCCTCGGCTTCGTCGAAAGTGATACCTACACGTGTCAAAGCGGACGTTTGCCCCTGCATTACCTTACCCATTAAGTTACCTACCGTTACCGCGTCTTGCGTGGTAGCGTTAAGTCCTTTTTGCTGCGCTAACAAATTATTCATTGCAGGTAACAGCGTTTCCAAACTTGCTTTTTCGTTTAGAAACGTCGCTATCTGTTGCGCGCCGGATAATTGCACCTCATCACCGATAACGCCTAATTCCTGCTGTGCGCTCGCCAAATCCTTAATGCTCTGTATCTCCGCGTCGGTTGCACCCATACGCTGCTGCATAACGGTTGCTAATTTGGTTTCCGCTACCTCCTGCACGGCGTAAGCGTCTGCCAAATTTTTCATACCTGCCTGCAACTGGCTAAAACTACGTTGCGCCGCGTCCAGTCCGGTAGCCAAAGCCGCAAAGTTTATAACATTGCCTTTTAGCTGCTGCGCTTCCGATACGGTGGACGTAATCACCTTTTTTAAGCCCTCCGCGTCTTTCGCTAAGTCCTTAAAACTTTTAGCGTCGCCGTCTAACTTAAAAGTTATACTAATTGTGCTTTTTCCTGCCATAGTTATATCATCGTATCGCCTAATTTCTTAACTAATTCTGCCATACGTTCACGCTGTTGCTGCGGTGTTAATTCCTGCTCCTTAGCGTTACGTTTTCGGGTCTTTTTCTTATCCCACGGAAACGGCAGTAACTTTTCCGGTGTAATCTTTTTGCCTTTGGCTAAATGCGGCTGTATGCTTATCGTTGCCAGTAATCGCATACGTTCCCATTTGTCCTTAAAATCAGTATCGCGCTGCTCTACATACGCTTTATAGACGGCTGCAAATTCGTTGAAATCCAACTTGCAAAAATCGTCGTAACTTAGTCGTATGCAGCCCAGCGCGATACCTAATAAATCGTAAATGCCTTTAGGCTCTAACTTTTTTTTTCACCCTCGGCGGCATTGTCGTTAGCGGTGCTGCCTTGCTGCATTTGCACCGCCCATTCGTTCATATCTTCCGGGTTGAGTGCGTCGGCAAACTCCAGTAACGACATACTGAAATCTACTTTGTCTGCCGCACACGCAGACACAACACAGCAGTACAGATAAGTACACAAATCGGTAAAGCTCTTATCTGTCATTTCCGTAATCTCTTTGCCGGTTTCCTTTTTGAAACGTAGCATAGCCCCCATAGTGGGGCGGCACGGATATTTCGCGCCATTTATCGTTACTTCAACCTTTGCCATATCGTACTACTCTTTACTCGGTTACGTTCTCGGTAATTGCGGTTTCGTCCAGCACCTCAGGTTCGCCGTCGTTATCCAGCGAAATGCTATACGTACTGTCGTCCTGCGCCGGGTCGGTGCGTTCCAAAGACGTAATAACGCATTTACCAGCCAAATACGGCTTATCGCTGTTCTCGCGTTCCATACACTTAATTTCTACGGATTTGCCAGCTTTCCACAGTGCGAAAAGCGACTTAAAACCGCACTCGGTTTCATCGTAGAATACCAAACCCTCGGCACTGATAGCGTAGGACAAACCTACTACGCCCTTTTTCTTCCAAAGGCCGCTACTCATACCTGCCGACGCTACCGGTTTAACCGCGCGTTCTTTCGTTTCGCTGTTAAACGTACTTGTGTGGCTGGTGCAGCTTCCCACTGCCTTACCGCCAACATACAGCAGCATATCGCTACCGTTGCAATAACCACTTTTTGCTGTTGTCGCCATATCGTTTATATCTTAACATTAAACACTAACTGTTGTACATACGCGTCGTCCTGCCACGCTTCCTCGCTATCCGACAAATAGCAACTGCGCATAACCAGCCCGTCGCTTTCGCCCTGCACGCCGTCCAACGCACCGCGTACAGCTTCGGCCAACTCTACGCCCTCGGTATAACCTTTCGTGTAGCAAAGAATTTCAATACCTACCATATCAGCACCTCGCCCGGCTTTCGTTGGCACTTGCTCCAACTGGGTACGACGATACACTATATACGGCAGTTCTGCGCTATCCTCAACTACCGGAAAAACCTTGTTAGCGCGCGCCATTACTTCGCTATCCTCGATAAGAATAGCCCGGATAATTTCGCCTGCACTTAAACTTGTTCTATTTACAGCCATACTTTTTTGCTACTTGTTCTACATTTTCAGTTACCATTTTCTGTATGTCTGCCGTTACGGTGTCGCGTACACTTGAAAGGGTTTGCGCCATAAATCCGTAACGCTTCATTCGTCCGGTACGGTGTGAGGCTCGCAACCTTGCAGCGCGTCTGCGCGTTCCCTGCTTCGGTTTGGTCTTGCGTTCCGCTGTTCCCTCCTCAGCCCAAATTAGTACGGGCTTTTTAAGGCCCTGCCGGTTGGTGTGAAATCCTGCCTCTCCTTTGCCGTTCTTTCCTGCCCGTTTTGTTCCTACTGTAACCCGAAATCCGGCTTTACGCTTGAATACGATAGCGCGCACGCCTTTTTCTAAGTCTTTGTTCGATTGAATACTACTACGCAGATTGTTTATTGCCGTTTTGCGTACTTGGTTGGCCTCTCTACGAAAACCTCCCTTAATCGCTTGCAGTCTGCGTTTAGGCTCCAGTTCAGCGAATAACCGCTGCAAATTTTTATCGTCGTAGTCAATAGTCCGGGCCATACTGGTAACTATTCATTAACTCGGTCGCATAGTAGGGTTTTATAGCCTCTATCCAAATTAGGTACTATCGCCGTAACAGTATATAGATAACCGCCCAACTGCTGCACCCTCCAGTTTTCCGCTATCGGGTGCGCGTGGCGTATGTTAAACTCTGCCGCATAGTCCGGGAAATGTTCGCCCACCTCCTCGCTGCGGTTGCCCGTAGCCCTAACGCGTTCCGCGTGTACGGTGCGCGTAGGTTCGTAGGTGGTAGTTTCTGCGCCCATTCGGTCAGTAACCCGTTTAGGCTCCAGCAACGTAAGTTTATATTTCATTTTCCCGGCTATCATTCGGCAGTGTCGTTTACTAATTTGCGATACGGTTTAATTAAGGCTTGCAGTGTGTACGGCACTTCTGCCATTTGCACACCGCTAACGGCTTCGCGTTGGTTGTACCAGTGTCCGGCAATCAACAAAATAGCGTGCAATATCATTGCAGGCAGTTTGCCGCCGCCCAGTTCCAGCAGTTCGTCGCTGGTGCGGTTGGTTGCTTTGCTTACGTACTGCTCCGCAGCGTCTAACAAATGCTGTAAATACTGGTCGTCGTCGCTAAAGTCGTCCGCGCGGACGTGCATTTTTAGTAGTGCTATATCCACTGTAGCCATAATTAAACTGCTATAAAATCACAACTGCGTTTTATTACTCACTCGCTACCTTTGCAAGCGCGAAAGCCTCGCTGTACAAAGTGGTAGTACCGTAGTTTACGTTTAACACGAAATCTACTGCGTCCTTACGTGCCTGGCTGTAAGGGTCAATCACAAAGGAAATGTCGCCAAACAATCCCATAGGCTGGTATCTCCAATCGCCCAAACCGATATTACCCTCACCGATATAGTTAGTAGTAAATACCGGCAGTCCTGCGATATGGTCGTTTTCGCAAACCATAATACCGCTACCTTCGTCCTTTGGTGTAGCCTCAGCGATAGCCTTTTGTGCCTTAGTCATTACCCAGCAAAGGTTATCACCGTCGATACCGGTAGCCAAAACTTTTGCTTTAAGGGTGTTAAACTCCTTAAATGTAGGCTCTGCGCTAAACTGGGTTTCCTTACCTACACACGCCACGAACGGGCCTACCAAAGTGGTAGCGTTTGTTACCTTTGTGGTGCTGAAAACGATTTTGTTAAGCAACTTTGCCACAGCCAGCGGCATAAGTTTCTTAACAATCATTTCCAAAATACCCTCAGTCTGGTTAATAGACTGGCGTGTAACCGGGATAGCGATACCTACGCGCTGAGGTGTAGCGGTAAGTTTAGACATCGAAATTTTGGTGTCGGTAAGTGCTACGCCTTCGCCTGCGATAGTAGCCTCTACGGTTTCGTAGGTAGGCCAAACGTAATCGCCTGCCAATCCGGTAGGCATAGGCAAACCCACCTTATCCAAAATAAGGCCCTCTACAAGTGGGTCTAAAATGTCTTGGATTTTCACGGGAACGATACCGCCGGCTGCGCCGTCAGCAACCATAACCAAATCGCGCATAAGCATAATTTGGGTCTGTCGGCCTGCCGCCATATTTTCGCGGATAATGCGGTTTGCGTCCTCCACGGCGTTAGGGTTCTCGCGCAGGTGTTCTGCTGCTGCCGCCTGCAATCTCATTTGCAGCAGCTGGTTTTCACGCTGCAACGCGTTAAACTCGGTGTTCTCAGCCTCGTTACGCTCGCGCTGCTCTCTTTCGCACGTATCGGCAATTTCGCTGATACGGTTACAGTTGGTCTGATACTGGTTTACCAACTGTCGCACGTTTACTGTGTTCTTGTGCATAACTCAAAAACTTTTAACTGGTTAAACATATAGTTACATTAACTGCGCAGCAGCGCGGCGCATTTCACGCACTTGCTCACGCATTTTTTCGTTTTCCTTTGGTTGTTCCGGCTGCTCAGGTGTTCTTAGTTCGTTCACCAACTCGCGCAACTCGCAATTTGTATCGGGGTACGCAGGGTCGGCAGCCAGCGTAAAATCGTAAATACCGGTAATCACGTTTACGGTGTAGGTAATAATCGTTTTACCGTCCGCTCTCTGCACATCGCGCGCAACATACGCACTATCGTAGTAGTGGGTTGTAAACATAAAACTACAGCCCGAAATATCACCGCGGCGCACCAGTTCTAACGCTTTGTCGCCGTCCACGGTGTTAGGCGCGTCAAACTCAAAATAAACGCCCTTATCGTCCACTCCGTAGGTAAGCGTACCGGCTCCGTTCTTACTACGGGCTAATATCAGCTGCCTATCGTGGAACATCGTAAACTTAATGTCGCAGCCGTCTAACAATTCCTTAGTAACTGCGCCCGGTGCTATAATCTCGCGTGCCTCTTCGTCGTCGTAATCCCACAACGGCGCAGACGGGGTATTAAACAGAATAGCGTAACCGGTAATAGTACGGCTTTCCGCTTCGCCCTCCTTTGCCTCACGCACTCGCAAATCGGTTACGGTGTGCAGCAGGCGTTTAATAACTTCGTTTTTATTCTTCGCCATTTTCTTCGTTAGGTTCTGTAACCGGTTCTGCCGGTTGGGTTTCTATTGGTTCTTTCGGTTCTGCTACCGGCTCAGTCGTTTTGCCTGCCTCGGTAATGCCTTTGAGGTTTGCAGATACCAGTACGGTATCGCCGCCCTCTACGGCTGGCTTGTTTTCCTCTTTGCGCCATTCGTTCACAGTGTAGATACCTGCGGCTATCGTCTGCGCTATATACTTTATGCGGCTATCCAAATCGCACGCGTATAAGCCCCTGCGGTCAAACTGAAATTTGCGCTTACAGCATAAAGTCGGTGCGACTAACTTACGGTGCAGCTCGGTTTCAATCTTTCGCAAAATCGGGTTAAGCGTATTACTGAGAAAAGCCACGTTTGCCATTTCCGCAGACTTATAATTATTGCTGGTATCGTCAAAGACAAACGACGGGTGTACACCGAAAAATCGGCAAATCTCACGTACCGAAAATTTACGGGTTTCTAAAAACTGCATATCGGTACTGCTTAACGAAATCGGGCTAAACTGCACTTGGCCCGGTAACGATACTATGCGCTCACCGCTTCTAAATCTGTCGTCCAAATCGGTAGCGGTCTTTTCCAGTTCCTTGTCTTGATACTCACCGTAGCCGCGCACGCTGGTATCGTTGCTAACAATACCGCGCACGTTACCGCCATTGGCAAAGCGGTTAAGTGTTTCAGCGTCGCCGGTACTTGTAATATCCAGCGTAAGACGTGCAAAACCGATAGTAGATAAACCGGTTTTACCGTCGCGGCTGTAGTTCTTTATGTGTATTACTTCGTCCTCTCGATATACGCCGCTAACACCTGCGTACACGTCGTTAATCGTGTATGTGTCATTTACGACATCGTGCGCCACGGTGGTAGGGTCAATCAAAGCCAAACGCGCCACGTCCATAATGTTGTAATCGTACACCGGGACGATATAGGCGTTACCATTCAGTAGCAGATACTGTACAACCTGCCGCCAAAAATCTACTGCCGACATATAGGCGCACGGCTGGACGTTCAAAAGATAATGCAGGCGGCTACTTTTGTCCTCTACAAAAATATCGCCTTTCATACGCATATACTGGACGGGCAAATTAGCCACGCTATCCGCTAAAAGATTAACGCAGCGGTACACGGTTGCGACGTTTAGCGCGCCTGCTGCCGTAGTCAGCAAAGGTACGCCGCCGGTGCGTGGTGTCGCGCCCGTAGTATTAGCCGCGCCGCCCTCAGCCGTCGTACTGCGTCTAAACAAATTCCGTATGTTATCTATAAATCCCATTCGCAAAATATATGTGCCTCTACTATTACACAGAAAAACGGGTAACTGGTACCCGTTTTCCTCTAAATTCGATAAAAATTTTATCTTTCGTAGTCAATAAATAGGCGTAAACACATAAGTTTCGTTATAACGCCGTCTATTTTCTGCGTCTGTTTTCGCTTTACCGGCTTGCAGTTCTCCAGTTTGTCGGTATCTAAAACGGCGTTACCAAAGCAGTAGGCGTTAATCGGGTTATCGTTTATGAATATATGCCCGGTTTTCGCGCCGTGTTCAAAGCTCTCTACCGGGGCGGTAAACGTGCCGTAGGTCTGTTTTATGCCCTTAATCACGTTTCCGGCACCTGCCGCAGCCAGCATATTTATAACCTCCTGCGACTTCCACGGGTCGTAACCGATACCCAAAGTACGGACGTATTTATTAAGATACAGCACGTAATCTACTATGCGGCGGTAATCTATAACGTCGCCGTCGGTCAGTATCAAAAATCCTTTGTCGGCCCACGTCCTATAAAGTTTTTCGTTTGGGTGGCCAGGCAATGCGCCGGACGGGAAAAAATAGGCGGTATGGAAATAAAAACTTTTCTGCTCTTTGTTGTACATACCCATAGTTACCGCGCTAAAGTCGTCGCTTTCGCTTAGGTCTATTGCTACCATTGCGTCCGGCCTGCCTTTTATCGCGTCTATCTTTATCGGCTTGCTGATATGTCGGGCCAGCGTGCTACTAATCCAGCTGCGCTGCTCATTTTCGGCGTACAAATTCAGCAGTTTTGTACGGAACGCTAACATAGCCTCGCTGCCGTTACGCACAGCGTTTTTATATTCCTGCCTATAAAAGTCCATAGATACGGTAACGCCTAAATGTGGGTGTACTTTTAGCCACGTACTTTCGTCGTCCTCTGCGTCGTCTAAATCCGGCTCGAATATGTGTACAAATACGCTGTCGTCCTCATACTCTCCCATAAGTACGGATTTGTACCCCTGCAACATTTCGTAAAACGGGCCGTCGAATACGTCCGACGCGGTGGTAATTATCACCGTCAGCGGATTTTCGCGCACACCCATAGACGTAGTTAATACCGTCAGTAGTTCGCTGCTACGGGCTTGGCTAAATTCGTCCATAATTACCGTGCTGGCGTTCAAACCGTCCTTTGTACGGGCGTTGGCTGTCAGACATTGCGCAAAGGCTGTACGGTCTTTGCGGCGGCTCTTTACGGTCTGCTCGTTCACTAAATAGCGGCGTTCTTTCGGGTCTAACTTTCGCATACAGTTACGGATAACGTCAAAGCATTTTTTCGCTTGGTCGCTACTGTTGGCACCGGTGTAACTTTCCGCGTTTGCGTCGCCGTAGAGCAAATCGTAGATAGCCAGCGACGCGGTGCTGGTGGTCTTGCTGAATTTACGCGGAACGTACAGCACCACTTCGCGCACCACTCGTTTATCGCCAACCCAAAAGGCAAAGATACTGGCAAACTGGAAATACTGCACGGGCGTAAGTTTGTACCGCTGTTGCCCGGTCTTACCGGGAAAATATAGGCTTTCGTAGAAATCGCAAAACTGCCACACCTCCGTTACGTTAATGCCGTACCGGTCGCACAAATGGAAAAACCGGGCTACCGCTAACTGCTCGTATAGGTTATGTGCGTCGGGGTTTCCTGCAACCTCGCGCACATAACTATCTAACCGGCTATCCACTTCGTCCAGTCGGTAGCGTTCTATCGGCGTACCTGCCAGCAGGTCGGTAACGTCTGCTTTTGCCTGCCGTAGTTTGTCCTTTTCTTCTTCTGTCATAATCTTAGTTTACATTCCATATCCGGCACCTCTGCCAAACGCTTTGCTAAAACCTTTTGGCAAATCTCTACGTTTCGGGTTAAGTCTAATTCGTAGGGTGCTACATACGCGTCCATAATTTCGTCCAAATCTTTAAGTTTCGGCAAACGCGCCATACCCGGCATAGAGCGCAAAGCGCGCAGCAGCATTATACTACCTAAAGCGTTTACCCTCATATCTTGGTACGTAATAGGCTGGCCGACATACTTGTAGTTTAGTTCGTTCGATATAGTGCAAAACATAACTGTAAGGTCGTAACTAAACGCCTGCTTAAAATCTTCGCACGCCGCCCGGACTAACTCGCGGTGCTGCCAGTCTAAATTTCTGCGTATAAAGTCGTCGTAACTTTCGTGCAGTTTTTTTTTACGGCCCGGCTTAGTTTCATTGTTTCACTAATTCGGTGGTCGGCGCAATAGCGCAGCACCCTATCTACATAATCCCAAATAATTTCGGCTGCAGTTAGCGGTATAAAGATTTTCCGCAGTTCTAATTTTTGCTGGTCGTTAGTTAGTGGTATCATTTTCGCCGTCTGTCTTAGGTTTGATAATAGTAGGCTGCTTGCGCTTTTTCGTCAGCTTCTTTGTAAGGTCTGCCAGTGGGTCGTCGTCGGCTTCACCTGCCAAATCTTCAACGGTAAGCCCTAACGCTTTCATTTGGCGCGTTACCAATTCCTGCGCCTCCTTTGCAATTTTGAATACCGGGTGCGGTGCCAGCTTTTCGCCGTAGCGCGTGGTTTCCCACACCGTAGTTTCGGTTAGCCCGTCTATTTGGTCGTTCGCCATTTCCAAATTACGCATAGCTGAGGCCAGCGACAAAATTTGCATATCCAAACCAGCACTGTAGGTTTTGTGGGTTTTCAGCACTTTTTTTATGTCTTTTACGTAATCTTTTACTGTTTTCGCCATAATCTTACGTTTTTATGTTCTTTTAGTCCAAAGTTCCGCAATTTCAAATTTTTGCTCACACACGTAGAAAGGTGGGGGTGAGGTTTAACGGGGTGTACCCCTCTTAAAAAATACTCCCCCGGTCTTTGCTAACCGTCGCCGAAAAATTTATCTATAACCTCCCGGACGTGTTCGGCGTTGCGCTTTTGTGTCGCAGCCTTACCGCTACGCCCTAACTCCGTGTGTGTCCTTACGTGGCAGTCGTGGCATAAGGCCCGGACGTTGTGTATATCATACATACGCTGCACCCGTTCGGCTTTGGTAAATGCTTCCTCAACCGGTCTAATGTGGTGTACCTCGGTAGCAGGCGTTAATCTTCCCTCAGCCTCGCACCTTTGGCAAATAGGGTGTTTCGTCAATACATCACGGCGCAGCCTCAGCCACTTGTTAGTATGGATTAACTTGTTATACTCCTTATCCTTTGCCATAGTCATTTAATCCGTTTAGTGTGCCTGCGTACTGACGCGTCGCCGTTGGGTGTACGCTGTACGTGGCCCAAATCGTCAAACATTTCGTCGATATACCGCCCGTCGTCATCGGGCAAATCGTACTTTCGTTTATCCACTCTTTCCATACGGTCTAACAGTATATGCACAAAGGCTACTACCAACTCGCACACGTTACTAAACCCGTGTACTTGCTTTATGCTTTGCAGCCTTTCGTATGTCTGTGGGTCTATGGATATATTTACCCGTTTTCTATTACTCACGATATTTACTAATTAAGTAGTTAAGACTATCTAACAAACTCTGTTGCACTCCCTTTTTGCCCTCCAAAGCGGCAGCGGCTCTTTCGTCCACAGTACCGGCGCAGATTAACTTATACACTGTAACCGGGTGCTGTTGCCCCTGCCTATGCAGTCGGGCGTTAGCCTGCTGGTAGTGTTCCAAATTCCAACCGGTGCCAAACCAAACAATATAATGCCCTCCCTGCTGCATATTGAGGCCATACGCCGTACTCGCCGGGTGTGCCAGTAGTACGTCTATCTTTCCGGCGTTCCAGTCCTGCAAATCCTTTTCGCCTTGATATGTCCGTACCTTGTAGCCTTTCAGCCTTGCAGTTATTCGCTGTATGTCGTGTTTGTACTGGTAAAACACTAATACGCTGTTGCCGTTGGCGGCTTCCACTATTTCGGCTAACCGGTCTAACTTTTCGCTGTGTATTTCGTGGGCCTGCATATCTTCGTCGTATATCGCCCCGTTAGCAAACTGGCTTAACTTGTTCATAAGCCCGGCTGCGGAATTGGCTAATATGTTCTGCGGTTCTCCGGCGTGTTCGGCTGTAAACTCCAAAACCTTTTCTTTTTCAAACTTGGTATAAGCCGCCATAGTCTTTTCGCTCAAATAGACGTTAGCCGTGTGGGTTATCATATCCGGCAGCTGCAAATAGTCCTTTGCCTGCATACTCAGGCATATATCGGCTATCTTTGCCCGTATAATGTCCTCGCAGCCGCTTTTTACGTCGCAACGGACTATTATATTATTCCATTTGTGCGTTTCAAAGTAGGTTTCGCGGTATTTGCTAACTGATTTTCCCAGCCTTTCGCCTTGGTCTATGCAGTACATCTGCGCCCACAAATCTATTAGCCCGTTCGGTGCCGGTGTTCCGGTAAGCCCTATAACCCGTTTAACGCTTGGAACGGCGATACGCATAGCCTTAAATCTTTCACTTTTCGCAGACTTAAAACTGGTTAATTCGTCAATCACTAACGCGTCAAACGGTAATTGTCCGCCATACTTTCCAACCAGCCAAACAAAGTTATCGCGCCCGGTTACGTAAACGTCGGCTTTCTGTGCCAGTGCCATACATCGCTGTTTCTCCGTTCCCAACACTTTAACCACTCTGAGGTCGTGCAGGTGTTCCCACTTTTCGGCCTCGGTACTCCACGTAGTTTCTGCAACCTTTTTAGGTGCAACAACCAAAACGCGGCTAATCTCGCAGTCGTCTATCATCTGCTGTATGGCTGTCAGTGTCGATACGGTCTTACCTAATCCCATATCCAAAAACAGCCCACATTTAGGTTTATCCATTATCCACTGCATAGCCGTTTGCTGGTATTCGTATGGCTTGTATATCATATCCGGTTACTTTTGTAGGGTTCTAAAACTTGGTCTATTGCCTCTTTGCTGTCGCACACGTGTACCGTGTGGCCTATCTTCGCCATTTGGCAAATACGTACTTTCTGCACTGCCTTTAATGCTTCGCCCTTGCTTTTGAGTTCCACCCAAACGGTAACGCCGCCCGGCAGTAAGCAAATGCGGTCGGGATAACCCACCATTCCGGGGTTACTATACTTTAGGCACACGCCGCCCAACTCTTTTACGCTATCGGTCAAATAGCGTTCTATCGCTTTCTCCGATACCTCGGCGTGTCTAACTATATTTTCTATCTTCTTTTTCACTGCAACTAAGTTTTTGAAAATTCCTATATATTACCCTATACGCGTATAGACGTGTATTTTTTTTCGCGTAAGTGGGTTTATATCTCTGTATTACATTGTTTCTATCTTTTTATATATTCTTTGGTTGCTTTGGTTGCTAATACTTATAAACCATTGTAAAACAATAAATTTACACCGCAACCGAATAGAGCAACCGAAAAAGCAACTAAAATACACGGTTGCAAAATTCGTTTTATGCTCTCCACTGCCTGCAACCTTATTTCGGTTGCTAAATTTTATAAATCGTCCTCGTCGGTTGCTTGGATTATTCGCCTAAAACCTTTTTGCCTGCCGTACCATTTTTCCGCGTGTCTAACCATACTTACGCGCTCCCAGTCCGGCAAATCGTCAATCAGTTTGCAGATTTTCCGCGATAGGTATTTATATTCCTTATCCGACATATCGCGCCCCATTTGCTCGCAAATAAATTCGGCGGCGCATACCTTTTCGCGCAGCTCTACGCCCTTAGCGTCCAACGGGTCGGGGTTCTTTAACCACCTGCGGCGGTCGGCTATATCTCTGGTCGCCCAGTCCACCGGCAGTTTGGTATCTAAGAATTTTTGCAGCATTGCCACTATAGGGTCGTCGCTGTTGTCGTTGTATTCTTCTTGCCTCTGTCGTGCCTGCGCTTCCAGTTCGTCCGATAGGTAGAGTTTTTCGCCCTGCTTGTAATAGTGGACGGCCTCGGCCCAAAGTTGGTCGCGGTCGCGGTCTAACGCCTCCTGCCACTTCTTATATTTGCGCAGTGCAGGATTAACCGCCATAATCCAAAAGCGGCGGTTTCCGTTGTCGCCTTTGAGAAAAAGCACCTCGTTAGTAGTACCGCAGAAAACACACTGCCGGGGGTGTTCTGCCGTGCGCCTGCCGTATGCTGCGCGGTATATATCTACGCGCTTGGATAGGTAGGCTTTCACGCTTTCCACATCGCTACGCTTTATACTGGCTAATTCTCCCATTTCGATAATCCACGCGCGGCGCAGTTGCTCCATACCCTCTTTGCCCTCGGTGGTGGTTATGCTGTCATTAAACCACCTGCCGCCCATTTTGCCTAACAGCGTGGATTTTCCCACACCCTCCGGGCCGGTAAGGATTAGGCAGTAATCATATTTGCAGCCGGGATTAAACACACGCGTTACGGCTGCCGTAAAGTGTTTGCGTGTCATTGTGCGGTTTAGTTCGTTGTCCTCAGCACCGATATAGTCTATTATCAGTTTCTCCAATCTCGGTACGTTATCCCATTGCAAGCCGTTGAGGTAATCCCGGATAGGGTGGTAACTGTGGCGTGTAAGCACCGCCGTAAGCGCGTCGGCTATTTTCTCTTTGCCGGTTATATCGTAGTTACGTTCCAACCATACGCGCAAATTAGCGTCGTCGTTATCCGTCCACTGCGTAGCGTTCTTATTCCACGGCAAACCGCCTACAACCGCGTCCACGCCTGCAAACAAATCGTGGGTAATGCGCCCACGCAGCGCAGGGTCGTTTTCCAGTATTAGAATAATGTTGCCGATAGTACACTGCAATTTACCGGATTTGCTGTACTCTAATTCCGCTTTCCATTCGTCGCTGTAATCTTCCGGCAGTTCCACTTCGTCGAAATCTTTCGCAGCGGATTTGCTGCGCTCGCGCGACATCAGCAGTTTTACGTTTCTGTCTTGGCTCACCATTTCCTGCATAGCCATATACGACGGTTTGCGCGTAACGTCCAGTGCGCGGCTACCCTCATCTTTCGCGCCGTACAAATGAATACGGCAAAGGTCGAAAGCATTGCACAGCTGCCTACTTGCTGGGTCGGTTTCGTGGTGCGAAAAAGCAAATTTGCCCTCGTAGCAAACTAAACCACCGGCCACGCTGCCTAACTTGTAGGTATATCGCCCGTCGGTTCCGGTCGGTTCGTACTGGTCGCCTAAAAACTGCTCTATCGCCTCCTCGATAGAGTAAGCACGGCAAAACGCGCCTATTAGTCCGGGCTTTTCTGTCGGGTCGCCTGCTTTCTTAATTTCGTGGGCTATAACGTCGCCCTCCCTGCTTGATATAGGCCACGCGCTTACGTCCTTATAGTCCACGTACTGATTTAGTACAGCGTCCACGTTGCAGGCCGGGCCGTCTTGGTATTCAAAAACATACTCTGCGTCCTTTGAGGTACTGGGCCAATAGAATAGGCGCGGCAGTTCGTAGGTTGTATCGTCGAATAGGTCTATACCCAGTTCGGCGGCAATCTTTCTGCAAAGCGGCTCATATTCTGCCGGTGTTACTTGCCTGCTCAGTGGGAACACCAACCTATAGCGCGGTGTCTTGTCGCTGTGCTTATGCGTGCTGTATATCATTGCGGCAAAACTAAACGCCATTTGGAAATCTTCCCACACGTTCAGCGTGCCGTAGTCAATATCCAGCGTAGCCACACTGCGGTACATTACGTTTGTATTCTTACGTATTCCACCGCTTAGGTAGCCGCCGACAAAGCCGCCCACGTCTTTTACGTTGCTTTGTTCCTCTCGCGTCATACGCGCGTATTCGGCTGCTGTTTCCGCTGTGCGTTTGGTTTCGCTACAGCGTTCCAGCAGTTCAGACCATTGCCAGTGCCTATTACGCCACTTTTTAGATACGCGGCTGTGGGCTGTGGCTAAGTCTATCGTAAAATCATATTTCAGCTTTATTTTCATTGGTTACTATCGTATTAAAATAGGCGACATCTTCAGCATTGCAACAAATGATAATTTGTTTTGTACCTCGTAGGCATCTGCGCACGTAAACGCTGTGTGGCTTTTCTTCATTTTCCAAAAGCGCGTATAGTTTATCCATTTGCTTTGCTGGCACTACCGCCGACACTGAGCCGTTAAAATCTTTTTCGTCCATATCTTAATCCTCCGCTATGTGGTCTATACAGCCGTCCTGCTCATACTCTACCGGGTTATCGGTTAGGCTACATTCACCGCCTAAATAGGTGTGTATGCAAAGCGCGCAGTTACCGCATTTTTTTTGTTTATCGTCCATAGTTTTAACCCTCGAAAAAATCGCAATCTGCTAAGTATGTACTAAATCTTTGTTCTTGCTGGGCGAAATAGTCGTTATCTATTTCGCACCCGATAAACGAAAGCCCCATTTTATGCGCAGCTATTCGGCTGCTTCCACTACCTAAATGCGTATCTAAAATTTTATCGCCGGGTTTAGTGAACATTTCAAAAATCCATTCGTATAACTCTACGGGTTTTTGGGTTGGGTGTATTTTTCTAAACCGGGTATTTGGGCTTTTGTCGAATTTCTTAGTACCACACTTAAAAGACGTGTACGCTAATTCAAACTGCGAAAATGTAAGTTTATCACTAAATTTTTTATCCCATAATAGCCAGCAGCGACTATCCCACGGCATACGGCTAACAAAGTAGTTAGCACCCCATATAATTTGCTCTTTTGATATTCGTCGCAATTCGTTAAAATACTCGCTGGGGGGGGTGCAGCGTCCCAGCATACCTTTTTATGGCCGCTTGGTTTATTGCCTTTGCGTCTGCCGATATTATGGTTTATATTTACCCCGTATGGTGGGTCGCAAACTGCCAAATCAAAGTATTTATCGGGCAAAGTCCGCATATATTCCATACAGTCTATGTTATACGCTACATTCATTGTTTCTTTAATTTTTCTATTCGTTCTACGATATTGGCGTGGTCGCCTCCGGGTTGGAATTGCTTAACACACCAGCCGCACACGTCGCGGCAGTTACCGTTTTTGAAATGTACGCGCCATTTAGCCCGTTTCGGTTTTCGGTGTTCCAAACTGCACGTTACCCCCCCACGTTCAAATCGGGTTCGGGGTCAAATAGTGATAGTTGCCTTTCGCGGATATTCATAGAATAGGGATTTAATGCGCCCGGCTTGCGCCGGGCAAAGATTAACTACTAAAGATTAACTGTTAAGCGGTAAAAATGCTGAAACGGCCCTAACTCTGCCCTGGCTCGCTGCCTTAGCGCTGCCGCCCGCGTAGCCGTTGGGGAGGCCCAAATACCACGCGGTGGTCGCGCTGTATTGTGTACTGGCCCAATACCAACCGCAAAGCGGCTTACCTCCGATAGCCTCCAAAGCGGCGTTAATGTCGCGGATATGCAGCAGGATAAAATACAGCTCGCCCAAACTTGGGATATACTCGCCGGCTGCCAGCAAAATATCGTCGTTCAGAATACCGCGTATATCGTCGGTGTTTTCCTTACCGTTCCAGTCCGCTACGGCTTCGTGGTACTTGGTAATAAAGCGTGTGCCGCCTTGTTTCTTGGTAAGGGTTATTTCGTCCTCTGTCATATCGCCCATAGCGACGGCCAGCGACTTGTTACCTAACTTAACGCCTACGCCTTTGTATAGGCTCTTTTCGGTGTCGGTAAGGATTTGCCCGGTAAACAGTACGGCGGTATCGTCGTGCTGTATCAAATAAACGCCGTCTGCCAATCCGTTGGCGGCGGTCTTTGCCTGCTGAGGCTCCGGGGTTGCTGTTTCGTTGCCTGCTATAAAGTCGTAGCACGCTTTAGAGTTCTGCACGTCGTAACGGTTCGCTTTGAGCAATTCGTAACGCAAATTTTGTTTTTCTGTTAAAGTGTTCATTTTAGTAGGTATTTAGTTTGTTGATATTCTGTTTAACTTTGGTGTGGCACTCGTCGGCTACGTAACTGTTGGCTACTTCGCCCTTTTCGCTTAGTATTTCGTCCTCTACGCCGGTGCCGTAATTGTGCATAAAGCACAAAAATTTAGTGCCGTTGGATAACTCTACGATAAACGGCAAATCCTTACCGATACCGAAAAACCCTTTTTCGCAACCGCCGCAGCTAACGGTATAGTTTGGGTTAAACTCTATGTAGTCCGTGTGCGCCGTCCAGTGCTTATCACCGTATCGCTTAATGGCTGCGTAGCGAAAGCGCAAAAATTTCTTATTCATTCCTTTTAGGTTTTTTGTACCACGCCCACGCTGCGTTTTCAGCCTCGGCGATAAAATGTTTTGGTATCTCTTTGGTTATGTCCTCAGCATACGCCCACGCTACGGGTAACTGTTGCTGTCCTTTCGCGTCTAATCCCATATCACACTGCGCCGGTATCACTCCCGGCGACAAAAACCGCACGTGGTGGGCTACTAAATGCTTATGGTTGCCGTGTTTGCACAGCAGGCAAATAGCGCGTTTGCCGGGGCTTTCTGTGGCTTTGTGCCACTCCGTAGTTATTTTTATTATTTCTGCCATTTGTTAATCTTTTAAGTAGTACGGTGTCGTATATCCTGCGCCTTTCAGCGGTAGGTCGCGGCACCAGTCTATCGGTTTGCTAAAAATGTTTTCTACGTCTTGCAGGGTTTGGCCCGGTTCTGCCTCTACCACTATTTCGTCGTGGATATGGAAAACTATATTTAACCCTGCCGCGTCAGCTCTCAGAATGATAAGGCCCAAAATGTCGCGTGCTATGGCTTGTACCACGTTCTCGGTAAGTTTACCGCCGTAGGTTCGTACTTTGCCCCACTTCTTAGTCATTTGGTTTGTACCCTCATACTCTATAATTTCGTGGTCGCCTCTCCAGCCGTCGTTTTGCTCGATACCGATACGGGCGCGTGGGTAACACAGTGTACGCCCCGACGGTAAGGTAATAAGCAGCATACCCCAGCGGTACGATACGACGATACCCCGGTGGATAGTCGCGCTTTCGCCGGTCTTGATAGCCTTAACCGCTGCCGCCTCAATGATACCCCAAAAACGGACGATATGCGGATTAGCAGCACGCCAACGCTGCATAATGTCCTTTTCTTCTTTTTCGGTTAATCCCATACGGCTACCGCCCATAGCCTCCAACGCTGCAACACCGCCGCCGTAGCCCAAAGCCAAAACCGCGATTTTACCTTTTTGGCGTAATCCGCTGTTTTGTCCGTGCTTTTCTACCTTGCAATTAAACATTTGCCCGGCAGTAGCGCAGTATATATCGCCGCCTGCGCGGAAAACATCTAATACCCACTGCTCACCGGCTAACCACGCAATTACGCGCGCCTCGATAGCGGAAAAGTCGCAGACGTGGAACGTGCAGCCGGGCTTCGCTATAAACGCTGTACGTATCAGCTCCGAAAGCACGTGCGTAGGGTTGGCGTAGTTCATTTGGAAATCGTCTAAATCGCCTGCTTTAACCAACTGGCGCGCGTAGTCCAAATCTTCCAAATGGTTTTGCGGTAGGTTCTGCACCTGCACCAATCTACCGGCCCAGCGTCCGGTACGTGCTGCGCCGCAGAATTGTAACAGCCCGTGTATGCGCCCGTCGTCGCAAACACATTCCAGCATAGCGTTATACTTCTTTGTTGAGGTTTTACCCATTTCGCGGCGTAACTCTAAAGCCCTGCGCGCCTTGCTGTGGTACTTTACCAGTGCCTCCACATCGTCCAAAGTCTTTTTGTTTAGCGTGGTTACTGATATGCCACATACGCGGTTTAGGTATTCTTTTAGTTGGGTGGTGCTGTTCGGGTTCTCCAGTCCGGTAAGTTCCTTTGCCTCGTTAAGCAGCTGCGCTTTATATTCGTCGTCGAAACGTGTAGCGTTTTCCGCTAACTGCCGGTCTAACAAAACGCCCCGGTCGTTAATTCTCTGGTCTATGGTGTACAGTTCTTCGTCAAAGGCGGCAGGCTCTAATCTGCGTACTTTGGCTAATATCTGCTGCTCCACTTCCACGTCGCGTATATTGTACTGCTTGAATAACTCCCAGCGGTCGGGTGCGTCTGCCGGTAGGTGTCTTTTGCCTTTGGTCGGTGTAGAGAAATAGCGTATAAGTGTTTTACCCTCTTTCATTTTTCCCTGCTCCAGCCTCAACACTTCGCCGCACTGCTCCAACGACAAAGGCAAACCCATACGGGCGGCTCTTACCATTGTGCAACGCCATTGCGCCGGGTCTAACATCGGCCAACCGAAATAACGACTGATACAAACGCGCTCAAATGTGGCATTGAAAGCAGTTTTGATAACTGCCGGGTTTCTCAAAGCGTCCATAATCTCAGCAGGCAGCGTTTCGCCTTGTGCGAAATCGCAGCACTGCACCGCGCCGCCGTCCACACAATACGCAAATAACAGTATCGTAAAATCGTCTGCCTCTACGTAGCGGTACACGCCGCAGCTCTTCAAATCGTGGCTGCTATAAGTTTCTATATCTATGCCTAATTCGCGCATTATATCAGTCGTTACGGGTTTCGTTATATCTCATTTTAAGATTTACCACTGTACGCAGTTCGTCCAAATCCACCGGCCCGGTAATGCGTCCGCAGATAAACTGCACAGCACCACCCAGCAGCATTACGTCTATACTCTTTTCGGGTTGGAAATCGTCGCCGCCTGCCAACTGCGCAGCGTGTAGCCACGTTGCAGCCACTATAAGAATGTCTGCCAGTTCGTCGGTGGTCGTATTGTGGATTTTCTCGCCGTACAGCGCGTTAAAATCTTCGTCCGATAACTCGGTAGCCTTAGCGGTTGTTTCGTTGAAATTCGGCACGTTTACGCCCTTTTCTACGGCTTTCCAATACTCGGCCAACTCTACGCGCAAATAATCCATACAGCCTACGCAGCTGGTATCTTTTCCGCGCTTGGTTGCCGCCGTGTGGCAGCGTTCCGCAATCTCTGAAATTAGTTTGTACATAATCGGGATTTTTGAAAACCCATGCAGGCGCGAACACCTACACGGGTGGTTAGGGTTTTACAAATCGTCGTCGTCCTCCATATCAATATCGGCAAAGTCGCTTTCTGCTGAGGCTCTACCGCCCAGTCTTTCGCCGTCCTTAAACTTCATAATGTTATTGAGGCCGCAGGCTACGCCACGGTTGCCGCTTACATCGTAGCCAAAGAATGTTACCGAAACAATAGCCCAAACACCGCTATAAATTTCGTCCTCGTCCATAATAGGCGATTTGTTTTTGTCGCAAACGCCGGGGCGTGTGGTACTCTTGGCGTTTACGTAGAAATGTTCGCTATATACGTCGTCGTCCTCTTTGTCGGTGTCGCCGTCGCGTAGCGGCATATCCAACTTTTTAGGCTCTTTGCCGCCCCACTTTGAGGCTGTAGCGGCTTTCTTTGCTGCCTCGATAGCCTGCTGCAAAGCCTTGATAGTTTCCTTTTCCTCTTTCGGGATTAGTACGTTAGTCATATACTTACCGTTGGCTGCGTCGCCGTCAGGCGCATACTTACTAAATACGTGCGTGTAACTTAATCTGCACGGGCCAAACACTACTTTAGTGTCTTTTACAATCGGTGTAATCATACTGCAAATAAATTTTTACTGGTTATTACTTTCGTGGGTTTCTACCTCTGTTGCGTCAGCTCTGCCGCCGCCCATAATCTTGTATAGGTTCGCAAACGCAAAGCCTTTTTCGATAATGTGGCGTATCGCTGTCGCGCCGTCGTTCGATAGCAATTTTGCTACAGCCTCAGTTAGCACCGCGCCGTTACCTTGCAAACTTGCTATTACACAACTTTCATTTTTTTTGTCGGTGTCGATAAGGCCGATAACCATAACGCTACCTTTCGTTTCGCTTACTGCCTCGCTTAATTCCTTGATTTTGGCAGTTACTTTTTCTTGGTTTGTCATACTGTTAAACTGTTTATCCACTCCCGGAATACGCCGGGCCGTCTTATTATCTTTTGCTGTTAAATCCGTGTACCGCTATGCCTAAAAGTATGGCTGTGTACAAAGCCCAAAACGGGTGCTGCATTACGAAATCAAATACTACCTGCATAGCCTATAATTTTACGTCCTTGAAATCGTCGGCTAACGGGTCGATAGCCGGGCGTTTGTCGCTTTCCGGTGCCAGTGTCGGTTTGCCCTGCGGTTTCTCTATAAAGTCGCCACAGATAGCGGCAAACTGTTTCTTTCCGGTCAGCTTCTCCAAATCGGTAATGGTTCGTAGTTCCTGCGGCTTGTAAATTTCCGTAGTCTTGTAACCGGCTTTGTTGAGTGCTAAGGCTGCGCCGTCTTGGTCTGTAATCTTTCGCACGCTGCGGCCCTCTACGACTTTCCAACCGGCCAACTGTACGCCGCTTAACGCCTGCTGTAATGCGTAGTCCTCTACGCCTGCTAACCACGTTTTCACGGTTGCCAACATCGGCAGTACGTCTGCTGCCAGTTCGTCCGGGCTTATCAGTTTGGGGTCGGGGTGGTTCTTTGCCGCTTCGATACACTTTTGGGTAAGTGCGCGGCAGCTGCTTTTCACTTTGCAGAATTGGCACCAGTCGCCCGGTACTTGTGGCCCGTCGCCCTTGTACGCCTGCTGCGCTTTTGGTGTCAGTACGCTGTCAGTCCAGGCCATTAACTCCGATACGCTTAACTCCCATTCGCTGAAATTCTCGATACGGGGCTGTATAATCGTCATTCGTACCCGGTCTATCTTGTACTCAAAACTGAATTTTTCGTAAGCACCCAAAGCGTAGATTTTCATTTGGGGGTTATCTTCTGCCGATACCTTAACGCCTTTGCCGTACTTGAAATCTATAACCTCCATAGTGCCGTCGGCGATAATGATAGCGTCGGCAGTACCGAAAGCGTCCGGCACGTATTCGCTGAAATCTAACCGGGTTTCAATCAGCAGCAGCGCGTCTTTGGTCTTTGCGCGTGCAGCGTTGTATTTCTCCAGTACGATAGTTTTGTAGGTGTCCGTATATTCGTCCATTTCGCCGGTGTGGTAGCGGTCGTTAAGTTCCGCTATCTCTTTGGCTTCGTCCTCGGTCGGCAAACCTAAAAACGCTTTCAATTTCTGCGCACAATACGCGTGCGCTAATGTACCCTCTGCGGCAAACTCGCTGCCTTTGTCCTCTACGTCAGCCTCCAGTCGTGGGGCGGCTGTGCAGTTAATCCACCTATGCGCAGCGGACGGGCTTAATAATGCGTGTGCAGTTGCTCCCATAGTCTAAAACGGACAATCTTCTACTAATTCGTCGTCTTTCACATACACAGCGTCGCAATAGGCTACAAACTTTTGGCAGCTTTCGCCGTCCGGTAGCGCGCTTGGTTTCTCTGCGCCACAGATAGCGGCGGTATTCTTAAACCACGCTGTTAATTGTCTGTGCCATTTCTTGTAACCCTCGCTGTCGGGGTTCTCTTTCCAGTTCTCACCCTCGATACGCTTACGGGTTTTATCCATAGCCGCGCGCACATCTACTACAGTGTAAACCTTGTTTTCCTGCGCAGCCTCAACGGGGGCGGCTGCTTCGGTCTTAGGTTCCGGGGTTTGTTCGGGTTCTGCCACTGGGGCGGTTTCCTGCTGTGGCTCCGGGTTCTCTACTACGGGCTGCTGTTTTGCAGCTCTCGGTTTCTTTTGTGCAGGTGCGGCGGCTGGTGCCTCAACCTGCGGACGATTAAACAGCGACGTTAGTAGCCCGTTTAGTTCGGGGGTTACGCCGATATTAACCGACACGTTAATTTGAATAGGTTGCATAACTGTAAAGTGTTTAATAGTTATTTACTGCGTCCATAAGTTCCGGGATAGTACCCAGTTTCTCCCAACGCTTTGTAAGTTTTGCGATAATGTACACTGCGCCAAAGCCGATAACCTTAGACGATACAAGCGTATAGAGCCACTGCACAAACGGCAGGTCGTCCACGGGTACGCTAAAAATTCCTAACATTGCAATCGTTACCAATACGAAAAGCACGTAATAGCGGTAGTTAGTCAAAATCTTTTTCATTGTTTTTAGTTATTTATTTTGTCCTTAAATTCAGTTTCCAAAGTGTAGAGAATATCGCCCCACATTCCTACCGTTATGTCTTTCCAGCGTCCGACTACTCGGTTATCTACTAAAGCCTCACAATAGCCCGTATTTTTGTAGTAAATAAAACTAACCCCACCGTTAAAATGCTGGCGCATTACGTTACCTACTTCGTCGTGGTAAGTGTCGCAGTTTGGTATATACCCCTGCGGTGCTTGCTTTAATGGCATTTGTAAACTCATAATCTTGATTTTTGAAATTTATAAATAGGTGGTTTCCCAGCACTTGATTATTTGCCGCCCGGTAGTGAATTTGGCGCGCCCTGCTTTGCGTACCTCAAAGCGTATGCAGCCGTCGTTTTCCCAGCGTTTGATAGTGTGGCGTTCTACGCCCAGTATCTCGGCTGCTTCTTTTTGGCTGTACCGCCTATCGGGGTCGCAAACCGGTTTAGTCGGTATCATAGCGCGTAACTGTTAGCGTTAGGCCGTCAGACTTGCAGGCAAAGCGGCAGTTTTCCATTTTCTGCATAGCGTATGCAGTATTTTTTTGGCTATCCAAATCGTAGCCGTCCGTACATTTTACGGTAATTTGTTCTCCGTTCTGCAATGCTCGCAGACGTTCACGGGTAATTTTTTCTGTAACTTTCTGTACCATAATTTCCATTTTTCGGTAAAAACTTCGTTCGTTTGTTGGTACAATAAGAAAAACTGCCTACCTTTGCCGTTGGAAAGTTATGTGAAAACCGGCCTTTTGGGTCGGCAGTCTTTCTTTTGCCCTTTTGGTTCGTTTGTTTGTTCGTTGGTGCAAAGGTAGGCGTTTTTCTGTAACTTCCAAAAGAAAATCACAGAAATTTCGGTGATTAAGGAAAAATTTAAGGAAAAACAAGTAAAAAGTAACTGAAAAATGCCGTACAAAGAAAAAGCAGACGCGGTACGTAACAGAATTAACGACGTACTTAGGGAAAAAGGACTAACCGAAAATTCGGTAGCGGCTGGCGTTAGTGCTGTACAAAGCAGACTAAACAGCCAACTAAGCCACGGGGGTAAAATTACACTCGATACTATACTGCGAATACTGGACGCTTGCCCGGACGTTTCGGCAGATTGGCTGCTGCGTGGAACGGGCGAAATGTACAAAGCGACAAAGATAACCGGCGCAAACAGCGTAACCGGTCGTAACGCTACCGTTATCGGTCAGCAAACGGCTATACTATCCGAAAACTTTGTGCGCGATATGCTGGCAGAAAAGGATAAACAGATACAGACTTTATTAGCGTTGCTTGGTAAATAGTATGTGGTACGTTATAATAGCGGTGGTAGTCGTTTTGTACTTTGTAGGGAAAAGCGCACAAAAGCAAACACCCAAAAAGGAAATGGAAATTAGCGTTAAAGTATCTACCGGCCCGGACTATTTTTGTAAAATAGCAGGCGTACAATATAGAAACGACGCGCAGGATATAGGCGGATTTTTGGGGTATGTTTGTTCTGAGCCTACCAACCCACACGACAAAAACGCCATTGCCGTATATCGTAACGACGGCAAACTAATAGGGTATATCCCAAAGGACGAAATAATAGATTTTCGGGAATGGTCAGCAAAAGATAATCTGCCGTGTGTCGGTTTTATTAAGGACGGCGACGATGTAGGATTATACGGAAAAGTTAAAGTATTAGATACAGACGCAGACGAAACAGAATTAGAAATAGTAAAGTTTGTAAAATGGTTGGTATCTAATTTTGGCGTTAAGTTTATACCCGTCGGCTTTAACGCTAATACCGATGAAACGCTACGGACTAAAAAGGACTGGTTAGCGTTCCTTAATAAGTATATAGACGAAAAAGAAAATGATTTATACGAAAATATATAAATGCAAATTTTCAGCAAATAGATTTTGATAACTTATAAATAACTAATAATCAATGGCAAATAATAAACCCAATATTCCAAAGGG